GGCTCACAAGCGCCAAAGAGGTGACCTACACCAATGCCGGGCTGAAAATAGAGATCGACAAGCAGAAATATGAGTACGAAGTTTATGGCGAAGACGGGCTTCGTAATGAACAGTGGGCACTTCGTAACACAGGACGCAAGTTTCGTGTGATGTATGATCCGATGGATATGACCCGTATTGAACTTTGGGAACCGACCGCTTCCGGATTGAAATACAGTATAAGCGCAACTCCGCGAACCGTCATCAACCGTGACACACAGACTCGAACTGCTGATCAGACTTCCTTCATGCGTCGAACTGTCGACCAAAATAAGGAGACAATGGCGCTGATCCAACTCAGCACAGAAGATTTCGATCTGGACGAATCCATCGCAGCCGAACTCTTTAACCTCTCCACTCCGCAACCGAAGAATGTGAGCGAAAAGAAAATGAAGGAAGTGCGTGAGAAATATGAAGCCGGAACGCTACAATCCCCCATATCCCTGCCGGAAAAACTGGCGATTGAAGAAGAGGATGACGGCACGGAACTGGCATATTCCACTACCGGAGAATATACCAAAGTGACTTCCAATCTCACATTTGATGATATCGACTGCCTTGAACGCTATTAGAATGACGAAAAATAACTGTTTAAACAATATACGAAACAATGAAAGAATTAAGCCTTGAGCATAAGAATGCTATCCGTGACGCACTGAGTGCCTACTGTGACAACTACCTGTCCCGTAACCGTGCGGCTGAAAGCCTGAACGGTGTGAGTGCCGCCACTGTATCTACCATAGTGAACAGTAAATATGCCAATATCTCTGACGATATGTTTATTCGCATTGCCACGCAGATCGGATTCAGTTTCGATTGTTGGGAGATTCACGAAAGCATAGCCTTCAAAGAAATATCCTTCATGATGACTGATGCACAGATGTATAAGAACGTCACATGGATTGTAGGTGATGCCGGGTGCGGAAAGACTACCGCTGCCATCGACTATCGCAAAAAGCACCGGAACGTCTTTTATATCCTCTGTTCCGAAGATATGAAGAAAAGCGACTTCGTACGTGAGATATCCAAGCAGGTGGGCGCTCCTACCGATGGGACTAACCTTCGGGATATGCTGGAGTATGCCATTTCGATGATCGCCTTTTTGGGTAATCCGCTTATTATTTTCGACGAGGGCGACAAACTGACGGATAGCGTATTCAATTACTTCATTTCCATTTATAATCGTCTGGAAGGTCATGCGGGAATCATTTTCCTTTCTACCAATTATATCAAACGTCGCCTGGAGAATGGGCTTCGTTATAACAAGAAGGGTTATAAGGAAATATACAGCCGTATCGGCCGTCGTTTCTTCGAGGTAAAAAGCACGACCCAAAATGACATTCACGCTATCTGCCAGGCTAACGGGCTGACGGATGAAGCGGAAATAAAGAAAGTATTGAAAGACGCAGAGGCTAGCGAGAACGACTTGCGACGGGTGAAACGCTGTGTACATAGCCGCAAACGTATCATGGACGCACGTGCCAGGAAAGGAGAAGCGGAATAATGGGGCGAGCCAAGTCTGTAAGCGAATTACTGGCTACGAAGATTGAAACTTTCCCTTTCCGGAATGAATGGTATGATGCGTTTGGCGAACCGGAACGGAGAGGTGTCTGGATAGTTTGGGGAAATTCCGGGAATGGTAAGACCACATTTGTGGTGCAGCTTTGCAAATACTTATGTCAGTTTGAACGAGTGATTTACGACAGTCTTGAAGAGGGAGCCAGTCTGACGATGAAGAATACATTGTTACGATGCGGAATGCTGGAAGTGAACCGTCGGTTTCTTCTTCTTGACAATGAGCCGATAAAAGATTTGAGTGAACGACTGTTGCGACGAAAATCTCCGGGAATTGTGGTGATTGACAGTTTCCAGTATACGCAGATGACATATAAGCAGTATATCACCTTCAAGGAAAAGCATAAAGACAAGCTGATTATTTTCGTAAGTCATGCGGATGGAAAGCTTCCTTCCGGGCGTAGTGCCCGTAGCGTGATGTACGATGCTTCGCAGAAAGTTTACGTAGAAGGTTACAGAGCTTTCAGTAAGGGACGGTTCAACGGACCGAAAATGCAGATTGACGTATGGTCGGAAGAAGCCGAAAAATACTGGGGAGATAAATATCAATGATAATAAAAGTTACAGTTATGAGAACAACAAAAGATAAAATAATCACTCCGCAACAGATGAAGGCGCTGCATGCAACTTTTCATCGAATCGGTATGGATGATGATGCTCGTCACGACTGCATTTCTTCTTTCACGGACGGGAGGACGCAGAGCAGCAAAGAGCTTTCCTTCGACGAGGCTCGCAGATTACTAGCATCACTCAACGAGGATCAGGCAGAGAAAGCACGTGAGGAAGCAAAAAAGTTGGTAAAGGCTATTTTCTGTCTGTCTTTTCAGATATCCTTCCTGAATAAGGGATATGCCAATGATACGCAGGAAGAATTTCAAATGAATATCGCTAAGTTGAATGTCTTTGCCCGCAGCAAAAGTGCCGCACGAAAGAATGTGTCTGAGATGTATCCGTCTGAGTTGAAAGCATTCAAGAAACAGCTGGAAGCCATCGCATATAACGAAAATAATAAATCTAAAAACAAGAGATCATGAGAAAGAATCAGGAAATAAATAAGGCGGTTGCCATTCTTCGTAAGAAGGGTGATTTGGTTAGCCTGGAACAGGCTTCGGTTCTTAGTGACAAACTAAATGACCGAAGTGTCTTCGATAAATATGTGGCAGGTGTGGCAGAAGCGGACCGTAATGAAGGCATTTATTATGCTTGTCGTGACGCAGCTAGATTTTTGAAAGGAGAATTGACGCTGAATGAACTGATTCCGGATCATGAACAAGAAGAAGATGATATTACTGAATCGGCAGAAGAGATGGTCACTGTATCCGCTTCAGAGTTTAAGAAGTTGTTGAGACGTGTAGAACGTTTGGAACGCCGTATAGGATTGCAGAAGAAAATAGCTGTAACCAAGCGTAAAAGAATTGAGGAAGCCTCTGTCGGTGATCTTATTTCGCAGATAGAAGCTTGCAAATATGTTGGATGCAGCAAGACTACTATCAAACGTTGGGCGGACAACGGATTTATAACGGGATATCAGAAGGGACTGAATGTTTATTACAGCAAGCGCGAACTGGATCGCAGTGCTGTAGTAAAAGAACATAGGCTAAACAGAAAGGAGGAGAAAAATGGCTGATGAATCTGATTACTGCATGTCCTATCGTATGTCGGAGGCACAGCGACTTGAATTACAAATCAGAAGGGATGAAAAACGATGGAGTACCATCTTTGATACTCTGATGGAACGCGACTTGATAGAACATTCAAGAGAGTCAGACAAGCTGCTGGAGGATTGGAATAATCTGAACACCCGTATCGAAATGAACCGTACCCGTCTTGCCCTGTTGAAATCCTCCTCGGAACTGACAGAAGAAGAAAAGAAACGTCGTCCCGGACCGGGCGGCAGCGAAAGATTTAATATAAAGTACTGAATCAACATAGTATAAATGATCAAAAAACAAGTTTTATGGCAAAGACAAGAGTTAAAAAAGTAGTGATCTCCGGCATAACATCGGAGCAGGCGGAAATCGCTTTCAGTGAATTTGCAACGGCGGATGCCAAAGTGCAGAACATCCAGAGTAAAATGGACATGGAGATCACCCGTATTCGTGACAAATATGCGGATATATTGGCTGAACAACAGGCTATCCGGGAAAAGAACTTTGAGATCATGCAGATATTCGCTACGGAACATCGTGAAGAGTTGTTCTCCAAACGTAAAAGTTACGAAAGTGCTCATGGGACATTCGGTTTCCGTACAGGAACTCCGAAACTTAAGAATGTCAAAGGCTTTACCTGGGCATCTGTCACCAATCTCGTGAAGGAATTTCTTCCCGGTTATATCCGGGTGAGCGAGGAACTGGCAAAGGATCGTCTTCTTGCTGATCGTGATAAGGAAGAAGTTGCCGGGCAATTATCCAAATGTGGTATGGTTGTAGTACAAGATGAATCATTCTATGTGGAACCCAAGAAAGAAAACGAGCAGCCAGCCTGAGTATTCATATGCTCCCATATATAGTCGCTGGGCGGTTTACCGCTGGACGGAATCCGGAAACATCAGTACGGGTGATAAGGTGGCGGAGTTCCCCACCCGCGAGGAGGCAAGGAGAGAATGTTATCGGCTGAACGGATGGAAATACAAAGAATTTAAGAGATCATGAAATTCATCTATAAGAGTAATCTCCGACGCGAACAGATGCCGGTATGGCTCAAATACATTACGGACATCACATTGGAAGAGATCAATGAATTTTTCCCCATCGGTTCCGCTTTCGAATTTGACTATCTGAAATGGGCGATAGAAGATGATCTGAAATCTCTTCCTGTAAAGAGTGAAGTATCAACGGAACTGGTGACGGAAGAAGAGCAAAGAGTAATTTTCATCAAGCGCTCCGGACGAATACTGGTCTCAATCTATTTTAAATAACAATTAATCAACAATTAAACAACTTACAATTATGGCAATGCACACATGGTTTGAATGTCGTATCCGTTACGAAAAAGTGATGGAGAACGGAATGCAGAAGAAAGTAACGGAGCCTTATCTGGTGGATGCTCTCAGCTTTACAGAAGCGGAAGCACGGATTATCGAAGAGATGACTCCATTCATATCCGGAGAATTCACTGTATCGGATATCAAGCGGATTAATTACAGTGAGCTGTTTCCAAGTGATGATGAAGCTGACGACATTTGGTTCAAATGCAAATTAAGCTTTATCACATTAGATGAAAAGAGTGGAGCAGAGAAACGTACCTCTACTAATGTATTAGTACAGGCTTCTGATTTAGGGCGTGCAAAGAAGAATCTCGATGCGGGAATGAAAGGCACGATGGCGGAATACCAAGTTTCATCGGTGACGGAGACGGCTATCATGGATGTCTATCCTTATACTGCACCGGAAGAAAAATCCGAGTTCAAGGATGAAAAAGCGAACTGATGAAATGAGACTTGTGCCACCAAAGCGGATGCCAACGGTGGCACAAGTTTATGAGAGCAAACTTCCGGTTTCGCTCATCATCCATCGGAAAGATCATACGGGAATGATTCCCGTAACGGCGGAATATGAAGTTGGAATAATGATGCGTTTGATCAACTGCTGACAGATGTCGCACGAAAATTGAAAGTTTTATGAGCAAGAAACAACAAACCTTATTGATTACTCCACCTTTATTATCAAAGGAACATCCTTATGAAATGGAGGCATTTACCGGATTTGAGTGCAGTAACTGTCACGGTAGCGGTTGGGTTCTTGCATTGGGAGAACGTAACGAAACAGTGAGAAACACTTGCCCTGTCTGTGGAGGTAGCGGAAGATTAAAAGCGGTGGTAACCACAAAGTGGATGCCGGATAAGAAAGAAGAATAATCAATGACATAAAAATGAACAGCCAAAGCAGTATTAGCAGTATCACATTTGGTCCGTGAGGCAAAGCCAAGAAAGGACTATATCAATCATTTCCGGCAATCGAAACCCCTTGAAGGTATTTATCTTTCAGACTTTATCCGGGAAACAGTTGAAAAGAAATCACGGCGCAAGCCGTCAAACTCACTAGCTGTTTACAGTGCCCTG